GTTTACAACGTAATGGTAAAATCAGGACGTAATGAAGTCGAATTCGCAAAAGCGGTCGGCGTCACCCAGTCTTGTGTAAACCGTTGGTTGAGAGGGAAGTCGATTCCTAACAAGAAAAACATGGCAAGGATTGCAGCCATGATCAAGTAGTAAGAAAGGAGGTTTCGGGCAAGGGACTCAGATCGAAAGATCTGGGTCTCTTTTCTTTCGCTATTTTTTATGGTCCTGTAATAGAACAATTAACTAAATCAGTTATATTTGGAGGTAATTATGAAACACTTTTTAATGAAGAAGCAGAATGAGGTAACACTTGGTGACAGTTTCATCTTCATCGCGATTTACATGGCGGTCTATCTGGCCATCATGGGAGTTATTATGAAATGGGATGAGATCATCGGTGGCATCAAAAAGTTCTGCCGGAAAGTTAAGGCATTTTTTATGAAACTGAAAGTTAAACTGATCGGATAAGTTCAAAACGGGAGACTCGTGATATTTTACGGGTCTCTTTGTTTTTGCCCTTCGCACCAAAATCATTTTTTATAATGAAGTAATCAACTAAAAATTCTGGAGGTGTGTTATGAAGGTATATTACGAAAAAACAGAAGTAATCGAAAACATTGATGGGATTGAAAGCAGGACTATATTATTTGAGCGGGTTGAAGAGCCGGAGCTCTTTGATGGACTTAATGCGATGGTCTCTAAAATCACCAATGTTACAAGAGGAGTAATTGAGTATTTACGACCAATGACAAAGAAGGAGATAGAAGATTATGAAAAGAGGAATGCTCAGAAGTAATTCTGGGCTTTTCTTTTTAGCCCCTCGCACCAAAAGTATATCATATAATGAAATAAAAAAACATATTTGTAGGAGGTGTTATTATGTTAACTTATAAAGAGGCTTATAACTGGATCAGAACAAATAATGAGGAGATTAGTGACAAAGATGCTAAAGTTGTGGCAGCAGTTATGTCAACACCAGGTGCAGTCAAGAATGGACTTCACAAGGTGAAGACTAACGCTCCATACGTGGCACTGCTTGTGGCTATCACACCGATAACGATGATCAGTATGGCCGTAGACGAGATAAAGGAACAGACAATGAGATCTTATGAACAATATGTAAAAGAGAATGGAACCCAGATTTAATTCTGGGTTTTATTTTTTCGCCATTTATTATGGTCCTTTATTAGAGAACCAAGAAAGGATGGTGATATTTATGGCATTTTTTGATATGTTTGCAAAGCGCTGGTATGTTCCAGCACACAGTAAGAACGTGGTGGCTGTACCAAAAATGTTAGACAAGTACGGCATCAAATACGACAGGTTTAAGGTTGTAGATGAGCGGACTAATGATATTTGCGGTTACGTATACCGGTTCAACTGCGTTCCGATTGCGTACGCAGCGTTAAAGGCAGCTTGTCAGGGAGGCAATGGATTTGTCCCCTTGGAGGTATCTCTGAACAAGTAAAAGTACTGAGACTCGTGATATTTTACGGGTCTCTTTGCTTTTGCCTCTCGCACCAAAAGTTATGCTTATAATGAAATAAACACATTAGGAGGTGTTAGATATGTTAAATAAATTTAAAGAATGTTTAAAAGATACAGGTAGAACTATACTCATTGCAGCAGTGGTTACACTGATAGTTGCAGTGGCATCGATTATTACATCGATATCAGCAGCATCAGTGTTAGCCGTTAGCGCGCTAATGACAACTAGTATATTACCCGTAGTCTTTACAACGACAATGATTGTGGTAACAATTGTAACATTGACGAAAAGATAGTTCGAAAATAGAGAAGAGGCTCAGAAGTAATTCTGGGCTTTTTCTTTTTCGCACCGAAAGTTGTCTATATAATAGAAAACATTTTTAGGAGGTGTAACATGTTTGATTTATTGAAAATCAGCAGCAAATTTATGAAAGGTATTGTGGCGCATGCAATAATGCTTAAAGTTAAAAAAGATTACGGAGTTAATTTAGATCTCGTACTCGATGACTTTGAAATTAAGCACTGTAATGACCACTGCCAGATCGTATTTAGAATTGCAGCAGAAGGAAGTATGTCAGAGAACGATTTTAGAAATGTTGTAGAGAAGGCTCTGAATTAATCAGGGCTTTTTCTTTTTCTCTCAGAAGCGCGATTAATTCTGATCTCCTAATAGAATAATTCATTAAGGAGGGATCGCTATGATCTATGCATTAACGGGAAATGTAGAAGTTGGAACTTTTGATGAAATTGCAAACGACTATAGCACATGCTGTTCTATGTTGAGAGCAGGGCGCGGACAGGAGCTCTGGACATCGATGAGAATGACATATCGTGCTGCAGCGAAGGCGCTCGAAAAGGTTATACTTCTTATGAGACCGGATGAAGGGTATAAGATTATTTCGGAAATCCAGAATGAAGAGTATTAAAGAGCAGGGGGCTCAGATCAAAAGATCTGGGTCTCTTTTCTTTCGTGATATTTTCTGGGGCTATGATGAAGTATTAACAAAACACGTATGGAGGTGTGTTATGAAGAAACTTATCGGTGCAATTATTGTGTATTTAATGATGGGCGCAGGATATGTATGGGCATGCATTACGACATATCCGGAAATACCTAAGGAACTCGATGAAAACACGGAGTCAAGTTTTCACGAAAGCGGCTACTGGCTTGAAGACGCTGAAATGAAAATGTGTCAGCGGGTGGTCAGAGTTCTTACGTATGTGATGGCAGTATTTGTGTGGCCGTATATGGCTATATACGCTATTGTTGGCACGGTAAAAAAGATGAAAGCGACTAAATAAAACAGTCCAGTGTAGTTTATACTCGATTAGGCACTCAGAAAATTCTGGGTGTCTTTTCGTTTTCACCCTCGCGACAAAAGTTGTTCTTATAATGAGAAACATAGCTTAGTGGGAAAGCACTGGAGAAATCCAGGGACGCAGGTTCGAATCCTGTTGTTTCTTTTTTTTTTCGCCATTAATTCTGAGGAGTTAATGATAGATAAAAAACTTTAAGGAGGTAACTATTATGAACAACGAACAGAGGATGGTAAAGGCCGTCGATGAACTTGTGAAGAAAATCGCAGACGGTTACGGTTATTATGATAAGTCGGTCATGTTCGCTGACGTAACGGGCGAGTTCGTTTTCGTATTGTTTTACAATTCGGACGAATCTCGCATTTGCGTAACACGTTGGTATGAATATGAGCCGCTTCTCATTGTAGAGATCAACACGTCGTATTGTACATTCACATTTAGCGGTGAAGACGAGCCGGAGAACATCGCTGCTTTAAAGGATCGTATTACAAATATCCTTTCAGCGGAGATCTAATCAGATCAGGCACTCAGATTAATTCTGGGTGTCTTTTCGTTTCGTTATATTTTCTGCGGTGGTTATGATAACAATATTAATTTTCTATAAAAGAAAGAGAGGTATCATTATGGTTGAAACAAAAACAACAAAGTATGGAAGCTGCATGGTTGTGGACCAGACAAAGATTCATGACGAGTTTTGCGAGTGGGCAAAGACCGCAAATAATCTCGAAACAAAAATGATTCAGGTTAAATGCCGGCACATTTTTATGGATCTTGACGATTCTATGTCCGGAGACGAAGTTGACCAGAAGCTCCATGAACGTCTTCATGCGGAGCCGTTTGATGGAGAGGAAGCTACACTTCGCCTTAGTATGACAAAGGGACCGGTGAGATTTGTAGCACGTGTTGAGCATATTAATGATTCAGACGTTAGGATTCCGGTCGGCTACTCAGTAAGTATGTATCCTGATGAGGTCGGTGAGATCATGTGGTTTGTACTCAGTGCAATGCTTGATGATCCGAGAACTTTCGAATAATTCAGATAAGTTATCAGCTTGGAGGCTCAGATTAATTCTGGGTCTCTTTTTTCTTTGCCGCTATTTTTTCTGGGCGTTTAATGACACATGTAAACTCTTATATTTTTAAGGAGGAATGAAATGGAAGAGTTGAAAGAGGCAACGAATACAGTGAAAGAATCAATTATAAACTGTTGTGTCGATCTGGATACGTCAAGTGTTCTGGACGATAAGAAGATTTGTGCAGATACCATTAAGGTACTGGCAGAAGCTTATGCAACAATGACCAACGCTGATACAGCAAAGGTCCAGGCAGACAATGCTCATGTCGAAGAAATGGCTAAGATCGAGAATCAGAAGACAAACGATGCTCTTGATCGGGCAGTTCAGACCTATAAGATTCAGTCTGAGAATGATATTCAGATGGCTAAGCTTGAGGTTGAGAAGGATCAGATCGAGAAGCAGAAGGAAGCTTCTGATAAGGAGATCGAAGTCAAAGCAGACGACCTGGAGCAGAGACGCAAGGACAAGCTGGCAAGCGACATCATTGCTTTCGTAGGAACTGCTACAACGGCCTGTGTTGGTATTGCAGGAATTGTCGGACACAGACACGATTTACATGATATTCTGCAGTTCGAGGCAAAGGGAGAAATTGAGCACATTCCTGTCTCTACAGCATTCAAGACTTTCTTCAAGACGAGAAAGTAAGAGATGTGTTCTCAACGAGGGGGCTCAGGTCGAAAGATCTGGGTCTCTTTCTTTTTTCGCTTTTAATTCTGGCAGTATGATGAAGATTATATTTAGGAGGTGGATCATGAAGATCAAAATCACAAAAGAGGACCTGAAAAAGAAAGTAACGAAGGCGAAAGACGTCGTGGTTGAGAAAGCCAAGTGGACATGGGGCTTTTCGAAAGATGTAGCGAACGTCATCCGTGAAAACAAAGAGGTGACAGCTCAGGTTGTTATCGGACTCGTCACTGTCGGTACTGCGGGCTATAAAGTCCACGCTGCCGGCAAGTCGATCGAGAAAGAGGCAAGTGAGTTCGATACCAGAGTTGACACGAATGATGGTCAGCATCTGCATACGAAACGCGCTATGACCGCTGCGGAAAGAAAGCAGCTTACACGACGTCAGAGAGCCGGAGAGGACACTACTCAGATCCTTGAAGACATGGATCTAATGTAACACAATTTATTCTCCGAGGGGCACTCGTGATATTTCACGGGTGTCTTTTCGTTTGTCGCGTCGTTTTCCGGACCTATAGTGAGAAACATATAAGGCGAGGTTAAACGCCAAGAAATGGTGTAAAACGTAGAGTAGCACGCTAGCTATCCTACGGGATGGCTGGAGACGTCGGTTGAAAGCCGACTAGTATGTTTCTCTTTATATTTTCGACCATCGCAATTTTTTCTGGTGGTTTAGTGAAAGGAGGATTTGTAATGAACACAAAACTTAAAACGATTCTGTTGTGGATTGCATATATTGCAGTATGCTTATGTGCAGCCGCTATGCCAATCGCAGAAAGAGGTATCAGAGCAAAACTCATAGGAAAGGAGGAACGTGATGAGTTCGACAACACTACTTATTATAGGAATCATTCTTATCGTCGTGGCATTTGATAAGCACGGCAAAGAGAAATGAT